GGGAACCCCATGAAGCGCGCCTTCACGGAAACGGAGGACGCCCTCATCCGGACCCACTGGCCGAACGTCCGCGCACTCAACAACCTGCTCGACCGTGCGAACTCCAGCCTGTACGGCCGCGCCGCGCTCCTGGGTGTGCACGAGCCCAGGAGACCCGCGCAGCCCACGGGCGGCACCACGGGGTCAGCCGTCATCTACCGGCCGGGTCGCCCAAAACGCGTGACGGACGCACTGCACGCCCTCGCCGAAACACCCGGCCTCACGCTCACCGAGTACCTCCGCCGCAAGCACGAGATCACCCACACCGAACCCTGAGGAGGCGCAGTGCCAGACGAACCACCACCGCACGACCAGCAACTCCACCGCGCAGTTTCGAACGCCCTGTGGTGGCACCTCCAAGGCAACGTGTGGCCCGCCGCGCTGGAGACCCGCGCCATCAGCCCGACGGGAGCGCCACGCAGCGCGTCCTACAGCAGCGCCAGCCGCATGCCCGGCCCCCAACTGGACGGCGAAGCCCTCACCCCCACCGTCGAGGTCATCACCCGCACGCCCCTCATCCGCGCCACGCTCTACAGCGAAGACTGGCCCGGCGGCACCGCCTGGCGCATCCTCCTCGCCCGCCCCGACGCCGACCGCGCCCTCAGCCGCATGCCCGCCGCGGCGATCGCCGAGTACGAGCTCGCCTTGGAGCACGCCACCTGCCGAAAACCGTTCACCGTCGAGCGCGACGAGAACGGCGACGCCCACCTCACCCGCAACCGGCACGACGGCACCATCACGCACCTCGCCGCCGCCGCCCTCGAAGCCGTCGCTAGGGCCGCTACGTTGACGCGCATCCCGCCCGAGGTTGAAGACGCCCTACTCACCGACTCCGACATCAGCCTCGACGCCATACGCGCCGCGCTGCAACTCGCAGGCGAGCCCAGCGCTTGACCGTGAAAACACCAGGTGCTAGGGTGCTAATTAGTCGTCATGACTCAAGACCCCGCCAACCCCCCGGCGGGGTTTCCCTTCGTGGGGGCGACCTGGTTTCGACGAGCCGCCAGCCAGCCTGACCTGCGCGCCGGGGACGCCGTTGGCCCCGTCAACAAACGGCACAGCCTTAACCGGCAACATCCTGAACTTCCCCAAGCTCAACCAGAGCACCCCGCAAGCCCTCGCGGCCTGACCGAGAGCCATCACCGCCGCCTGCGGCACGTAGCAGGACACCCCACGCAACACCCACGCGCGTAGACGGTCAAGCAAGCAACGGTTCGGACGCGGGTTCGACTCCCGCCGCCTCCACCACTGGACTCGGGCACGTCCCTAAACTGCGCCCTGGTGGACTCGGCACAACACGTGCCGCCCCCGAGCCCCTCCTAACGCGAGGGGCTCACGCCCTTGCGGGTCGTCAAGCGACCGCGCGGGATCATCACCCACGCGAGCTGGGGCAGCACCAGCCCCCGCACCCACTCAACCTAGCGAGGAGGCGCCCACGTGCAAGCAGCGCCCCCCACAGTCATCCGCCCGCAACGCGGCCCGCAAGAAGCGTTCCTGAGCAGCTCCGCGGACATCGTGATCTATGGCGGAGCGGCCGGCGGCGGGAAATCATTCGGTCTCCTCCTCGAGCCTCTTAGGCACCTCACCACCGTCCCCGGCTTCGGCGCTGTCATCTTCCGGCGCACCACCGACCAAGTCCGCAACGTCGGCGGCCTCTGGGATGAGAGCGAAGACGTCTACGGCCCCCTCGGCCTCAAACCGAAGGAGAGCGTCCTCGAATGGGAGCACCCCCCGACTGGCAACACCCTGAAGTTCGCGCACCTCGAGCACGAGAAGAACGTTCACAACTGGCAAGGCAGCCAAATCCCGCTCATCGGCTTCGACGAGCTGACGCACTTCACGGCGCGGCAGTGGTGGTACATGCTCAGCCGGAACAGATCTACATGCGGTGTGCGGCCGTACGTCCGCGCCACCTGCAACCCCGACCCGGACAGCTTCGTCGCGGACCTCATCGCCTGGTGGATTGACCAGGATCCCAACAGCCCCACCTACGGCCTGGCTATCCCCGAGCGCGGCGGCGTCATCCGCTGGTTCGCGCGCGTCAACGGCGAACTGCACTGGGCGGACGCGCCCGAGGAACTCCAGGAACGCTTTCCCGGCCCGGACACGCAACCCAAGAGCCTGACGTTCATCCCCAGCAAACTCGACGACAACCCGGCCCTCACCAGCAAGGACCCCGGTTACCGCGCGAACCTCCTCGCCCAAGACCCCGTCGAGCAAGCCCGCCTCCTGCACGGCAACTGGAAAGCCCGCAAGAGCGCCGGCACCCTCTTCCAACGCGCCTGGGTGCAGGTGCTCGACGAAGCGCCCGCCCTCGTCCGAGAGGTCAGGGCGTGGGACTTGGCCGCCACCAGACCCACAACCGACTCACCGGACCCCGACTGGACGGTCGGACTCAAGGCAGGCCTCACCGCCGACGGGCAGATCGTCATCACCGACCTCGTCAAGGTTCGCGATAACCCGGGGGAAGTCGAGCAGCTCTTCACGCGCACCGCCGAGTCGGACGGCCCAAAGGTCGTGCAGCGCATTCCCGAGGACCCCGGGCAGGCCGGGAAGGCGCAATCGCGCAGCTTCGTTCAGAACGCCCCACGCGGCATCACCGTCCGCGCCGAGCGCGTCACAGGCGATAAGGCAACGCGCTTCGGCCCCGCATCAGCACGGGCGTACAAGGGCCTCATCAGCGTCGTCCGCGCACCGTGGAACGAGTGGCTATTCCAGCAGCTCGAGGCGTTCCCGGACGGCAAGCACGACGACGCCGCGGACGCCCTCAGCGACCTCGTCGACGCCCTGGTGGGACCGAAGCCAACGACTGCAGCCGCCAAGCAAGCCTTGAGCGCCTGGTAGGAGGGACGGCACATGATCGACTTGAAGAGCGCCTACATCAGAGCCGTCCTGCAGGGCGTCACGAGCCGCGTGCAGCGCGCCGCGGAGGCGCTGGATTGGGCGGACGGCCAGCAGCTGCTTGACCCCACAGAACTGGTGCCGCCCCTGCGGACTGCGGATGACCAGGTGGTGTGGCGGCGCCTCGCGAAGCAGATTCAGGGCCTCGGGCCGCGCGCCGTCGCGCACAAGCGCAGCACCGCCATCGGCAGCGTCAACTGGGGCGGTGACGACCCCAGCGGTATCGATGCGCGCCTGGCGAGCCTCGACCTTGAGCACCTCGCCGTCACCGCCTTGAAGCCCCTGGTCGCCTTCGGCATCGCCGGGCTGCTACCGCACCAACCGGAGGAAGGTCACCCGCGGCTGCAGAAGATGGGCGGGTACCTTGAGGCGCTTTACCGCGAGGATGACATCGCCGGGGAGCTCGCCGCGTGGCTACAAGTCCTAGCCGAAGGAGCTGGGAACCGGTACCGCCTGCGCGTCTACCAGCCTGACCCCAGCAACCCGACGCGCGGGGCGTTGACGGAGTGGCGGAACGCCGCCAACCCCTACGAGCTCGGCAACAACCCCACCGGCACCTGGGACAACGTGCTGATGCCGAGCGTCGTCATGGCCGACTCTGCGCAGGACGGCACGCCCATCGGGGAGCTCACGCAGGCGCTGCCCATCCTCAAGGGGGAGGCGGCGCAGCAGGCGCGCATCCTCAGGGCCAGCGACGCGAACGCCTGGCCGCTCAGGTGGGCCACCGGCGACTGGGACCTCCCGAAGGAAGGCAGCGCCCTAGACGTGCTCGTGGCGACCACGCCCGGCAGCCAAATCGGAGTGGTGGAACCGCCTGCGCTCACGGGCCTGTTCACTCTGCATGACCGCGTGCTCGAGCGGCTACGCGGCGACCTGAAACTGCCCATATCGAGCATCAGCACGGGTGATTTCCCGTCGGGTGAGGCGTTAGAGCAAGCCAACGCCATCAGCATTAGCACCGCCACCATGTACGCGCGACTCCTCAGTCGCCTCCTCACACAGGGCGTGGCCGGGTACGCGGAACTCCTCGGCGTCAGCCGCGAATCCGCGCCGCCGGTGAGTGTGGAGATCAACCGGGAGCAGACCCGCAGGGCCATCACGGAGCAGGCGCGCAGCGACTTCAACGCGGGCCTCATCAGCTTCCGCGCCGCCGTCCTCGCCGTCGCCCAGTACTACCCGCACTGGAGTGATGCGGAGGTCGAGGAGTTCATCCGCGAACAGACGACCCGCGTGAGCATCGATGACTTCAACGCCTTCGTGACCGGTCAGGCTGACCGTGGCGAACAGTGAACTACTACCGCTCGGTCGCGCCCTCGACCGCGTCCTCCCCAAGGTCCGCCGCGACATCCTCCAGAAACTCCTCCCGGCCCTCCTCGCTCAGCCGGAGGCCGCCAGGAGCCTCCTCGTCCAGGTCATGGCCGGCGCGTACGCCACCGGCGCGCAGACCGGCTGGGTGGTGCACGGCAGCCTCCTCGGCGGCGCGCCGACCACCCTCACCGGCGCAGCTGCCCGCGAATGGCGCGACAGGGCCTATGAGCACGGCGAGTTCATCGCCAACCGCTTCGGGCGGCTCCTCGAACTCGAGCCGACCGTCAATCAGCTTTCGAGGCATGCCGCGGTCGCCGGGGAGTCGAGTGTTTGGGCTGGTCAGGACGACGCCGCGCAAGAAGTCGCCATTCTCGCAGAAGCCGAATGGAAGGTGTGGGTCAGAGCCTGGCCGCGCAAGGAACACCGCGACTGGCACGACGCCCTCGAGGGCATCACCATTCCCGAGGAAGACATGTTCACGCTCCCTGGCGGCCCGAACCAGGGCGCGCAAGTTTACGGGCCACGCGACTGGGACGCCGTACCGGACCCCGGCGAGCACCTGAACTGCGGGCATGCCCTCAAATACCAGCGTCACGCGACCGCCGAGGACCTCGAAGGCACCCGGCGCGGCGTCGGCACCATCTACACGCCACCTACCCGTAGCGCCGTGTGGGCGCGAGAGGAGAACCAGTGAGTGCATTCAACATGCAACTGTCTGGCAGTAATGGCCCCCTGGCACCGCTGGTGGCACCCGCCGACCTCGTGTGGGGCACCCCGTAAGGGGGCGCACCCCTCACGGACTAGCCCGTTGGGCGCCGCTCCTGGTGAGCGGGTAAGCCCCACCCCACCAAGC